TCGGGTAGTTCAGAAATCACGTTTTTTATAGCATCAATTTCTGTTGGATCCAATGTTATAGAGGCGTCTGATAAACTGCCAATGTATTTATTGACTAAATCAGGATCCAATGCACCCCCAAATAAATTAGCAATGGTAGCAGATATTGTAGCTGATTTATCAGTTATGGACGCCTGCATTTCATTTACGAACGCAGCTACCTTATCACTTGCATCAGCCAAACTTAAATTAACCTCCCCCTGGAATTCGTATCGAGTATTTGTGTAATCCCCCGAGCTGAATTCCTCCTTGATACGATTTGTGAATTTTTCTATTGGCTCAAGTAGTGACGATTCATATTCAGCACTTGGTTTAATTTTATCGAATACATTAGGTAAACCACGCAATTCTTGAATTGATTCGCTGAGTTTTTCACTCTGAGTAGCATATGCATCACTTACTAATAACGAATTACTTAAATTCTTTTTTTGTAAATCTGGAAGGGATTCTATTTGCTTAGTTATATCCTCTAATATATCAAACTGTTCTTCGTATTCTTCAGTTTGCTCTTTTTGTTGAGATAGAATTTTTTCATTTTCCAGATCGACCCTCTTAGCAAAATTACCATATTCATCATTGCGTTCTTTAAGGCGTTGAATTTCCTGTTTTGACCTGGTATCTAATGTATTAAAATATGTGTTTAATTCGGCTGATGCTGATTTATTAAAGGCTGAACTGAAATCCTGTTTCAGCTTTTCAATATTTTTAAACTTTGTCTTAGATAACTTCTTTAACCCAGCTTCTAATTGCGACAAATCGGAAATGTCACCTAGCTCAATTGCTTTGATAACAGATGCAAACTGTTCAGCGGATAGTTTAGCTTTTTTTAAGTGCTGATCTAAAACCTGTACAGCTTTGACCTGATCTAATATCTTTTTATTGTCAGCCAATTATATTTCCTAAATTAATCACGAAGATTTATCTTTATCACTATACTTTCCCCACCGATCAAATTCGCCTTTTTTTAACCATGGCATATCAACAGTTTCTTTACCTTTATCTGTCCAGCGCACATTGCCAAACATCTTAGGATACGTTTCTTGGCATATTTTTCTCCATGGATATTCTTTACAAAATTTCATCATACCATCATCCAGTTTCTTTAAACTCTTTCGAAGTTTTTTAGTTTCGGCATCAACTTCTTTAGGCATTTGACGGCGAGCTGGTTCTGTCAAAACTTTGACAAGCAACCCAACTAACCCTTTTGATATCTTTCCCATATATATCCTGTTTAATAATAACTATTCTGCACTTATTAATTATAGAGAAAATATCGCAGATTTCCAATATTTTCACAAAATTTATTTTCTTCGATTGGCTTTTTGAATACGATTAGCTTTTTCTTTTAGTATTTTTTCAAGACGAGTTAAATAATGCAGCCGCAACAAAATCGGCCAACTACGAACTTCATTAAATGAAAATGCGCCCTCTGAAAAATAAACTATATCGAATATCTGATCGTATAATTGGACATTATATTCTTCACTTAAATTTAAGAACCCATTGTCCAAATCCAGTTGTATTCTTTGCTTACCCTTTGTAGTCTGGGTAGAAAAGATCCACTCCGATTTCAAAGTTACTACGAAAGGGTTCGCCCGTATCTGGATCCTCCCCCTCAATCTCTAATTTTACATCAGGTGTGATTTTTGCAATATACTCTCTAAACGCTCTTGAATCAGCTGCCAACATATTTTCAACAAACGGATTAATCACCGATTTGCTTTCGTCGCCATCAACTGATAATACCATATATCGAAAGCGCGTAGTTAGCGCTTGTGAGCTCATTACGCCACCGACTTTTTTGTAATTTTTTAACGCTTGATCAATTATCTTTTGATCCGACACGGTAAGCAATTTAAATTCAATGACTTGCCCACTTTTTGGTAGTGTAAACTGAAATCTATTCTCATGCGGCGTCACTAATGAGTCATCTAAATAATTGTACTCCAAATTTAATAAATCTATAGTTATTGGAAGAGTGTTACCATCACCCAAATTGACTTTAGTTTCGTATTCTGGACCATAACCATACGCTCGAGCTGCAAATAATATTGCATTTTTATCACCAATTAAAAGGTCATCAAATTTAACACCCTTTGACATAATGACAGCTTCGCATAATTTATCTAATACAACACCGCGCTTAATATAGCTTTGTGTAGATAGTATATCCTCCTCCTTTGCAGTCATATACTTTATTTCAACTTGCCCAGATGATAGTGGGTGATCCGCTGGATATAATAAACCTTTTGAAGGCAATTCAACAATCTCTGTTGGGAATTTTGTTGATTTTACTTTAGATTCGGTAACTGGTGCCGTTTCCTTTTCCGGAGTCTTGATCTGTGGTTGCAACTTATCCATCCTTATTTTTAAAACTTTTTCTTTATTAAAATGTGTCACTAATAAATATGGTTAATATTTATTTTTTAGACAGAAAAGGCACCCAAAAATTAATTGAGTGCCCTTAATATAATATATTTTATACTTATTCTGGTTGGTCTTCGAGTCTATCCTTTTCTCTTAAAAAGCCGAAAACCGACGTTAAGAATCCAACAATAACTAAAATTGCATCATTGACAGTATCAAGTTGACCATTTACAAACTCAATAACACCAGCTGCATCGCCTAGCCCTAAAAGAACCAGAACTGTACCTAATGCAGTGAGTATGTGTCGAACGAGTGACTTTGTTTTGTTATTCATAATATTCCTGTTTTGTTAAAAAAATTATTTAGCTTAAAACTGCATAATCATATTTAAGATTCAATTCTATGGTCTTTGCCTCATCGCTCGACCAGTCCATATCTCCCCAATTAGCAGTATTGATAAATGCACCATAAATTGTCCAAGTCTCAACAGGTGATCCAGCCGGATCTAACGCCTGTATTGTGATTTGTTTTTTATACGCTGCTGCAAATCCATCAATACCATTTTCACTGTTGTGGTGGATTTTAATCCAATCATGAACTTCAGCTGCTGCTGATGGATCTACTGGATCGTATAATGTTACTGTAATATCCTGCCATCTGGACTTTCCTTTCACTTTAAAATCTGTATTGATATAGTCAATTACAATCTCCCCTTGATCAATTGATGGCATTGCTGATGCTTTGCACGTATATGCAGTTATTCCGTTAATTAATAGTTTATGACGGAATGCAACTTTTGGCTCAAACGCTGTAAATTTCATTTTTTATTTCCCTTATTTTTATATAAATATGCTGGAAAGTGGTATTTCTACCACTTCCAACTTTATTTCATTTTATTCCGCATTATCTATTGGGAACTCCGCACCTGTTGGTAGTACAACAAAGTCAACTATAATAAATTCTGCAGTCTTTGTTGGTTTAAGATAAATCTGAGCTCTCATTTCATTTCGATCAATAACATCCGGTGTATTGTTTCTCTCATCAATTATAATTCGATAATCGTAAACACCTTGTCTTTCCCTTGCTCTTTCAAAGAACGGCTCCGTAATATTAATGAATCTTGCTCTTGTTTCATCCGTATTTTGCTCAAATACCAACGTCTTCGCAGTCTGTGCAACAAATCTTTTTGCAGCAATCAACAATCTTCGTACATTGATACGATCAAGTGCTGAACGTTTTTTCTGCAATGTTTTTTGTCCCCAAACTACAACACCGCTTCTTGGATATGTTGCAATTGGATTAACATTTTTCAGATACAAGTTATCCCTATCATTCTGTGTCATGAAGCGCTCTGTTTGAACTGCCATATCAAGACCACCTCTATTCAATCCTGCAGGAGCAAACCACTTTTCAGATACATAATCATTAAATGAATATACTGAAGGTACAATTGCTGAAGGCGGTACCCAATAGTTTCCACCAAGATCAGGATCCGTAATTTGAACCCATGGATAATAGAAACAACCGTAATTTGTATTTCTACCGTCTGCGGCTGTCTGTGCTTGTCCTACGGTCGAACCTTTTGTAGTTGGATCAATTACAAACAATGCATCTCCCCTATCTTCTACCATGTTGATAGCACGAGTGATTATTCTAGCGTGATCCGACAATCCGTCAATCAAACCTGGCATAAACAACAAATCAAAATCAAATTGATCTTTGTTTGATAATATATCGATTGCATCTTCGTATGCAGTTTTTCCATTTGCTGCTACTGCTGGATTCAATCCTTGCGTATTATTATTATATATGTCATGATACATCGCTCTTGGATGTGAAACATTACCATCACTACCATTTGAAAATGTTCCAGATACTGCTGCTGGAAGTGAACCACTTAAAGCACCATCTCTAACTGTTCCTTCATTTGTCAAATAGTTTAGCGTATTTTTTACTTCTGTTACCCTTACGAATCTAGATTTGTTTTGGTATGAACCTGTGATTTCGAGGTAAGGAGCACCTGAACTATCATAACGCAAAGCATGCGTCTGATCACCAATAACTTTTGTTATATAATTATTTGTATTTGGATCAAGTGAAAGTCCAACATATTGCTCTAAAATTATTTTTCTTCTATCATTATCGTCTCCTCTTCGGATAAATAGATTGAATGTACCACGACTATTATCAACATTTGCGACTTCCCATCTCATATTATATTTAGATCCGGAAACCAATAGGCCGCTGCCACTTACCACTAAATCAGAGGCAGATCCGGAGCCAGCGCTTGAAGCTGCACTTTCTCCACTATTCGTAATTTCACCATCACTTAATGCAACAAGCTTGAATGATGTTTGTCCTGCTGTTGCTGATGCAACATATGAGTCTGCTGGAGCATAATTATCACCCATTACTCTCATTACTGTAATTAGTTCACCCCACCTTAAATATTCTTGTACTGCGTAAGTTGTTAAATATTTGTAATCTTTCTCCTGTGCACCAGAACCTGATGAAAACACATCACCAAACCATCTTAAATACTCGGAATATGTTGATATTGAAATCGGCACCATTGCAGGGCCTCTTGTAGTTGGACCAATTACTGCGGCTCCAACTGCTGATATTTCTTCAGGCAAGAATGATAGATCAAACTCTCTTGTGTAAACACCAGCTGACAGAAATGTATTTTTTGCCATCGATTATTTCCTCATTTTTTGTTTTTTGCAATATACATTAATAAATATTGGTAAAAAAAGTCAAACCGGTATATTTTCTAATGTTTTATATTTTTTTGGGTAAAGAACGATCTGATGGGCGATTATATGCAAATGGTAATTGATCTACATAGAATTCGTTTTGTTCCGATTCGTTTGTAAAATCCACACGTTTCACAGAATGTGCTTTTTTCACAACAGATTCATTTAAACTATATTCACTCAATATTCTACCGTCGACTTCCAAGGAAAGTTGAGCAGATACTATCCGATCACTACCCGCTGGGTTTGTGGTTTCGAACGATGTGTCACTTAACGCCGTTGTAAACTTTAGAGAATCACCCCATGGCATACGATGTTCGGGTATTAATTGCTCGACTATATAGTTCAGTTGAGATGTGAGCTCTGTTTGTATATACAATTCGTACGTGACCTTCACAAAATCAGCTAATGTAGTAACATATGTTGTATAACTCTTTTTAGAATTATTGGTTTTATGAATCCAATCTCGTTGATTGTTATTTTGTTTTCTACTATAAAATACCTTTGATGTATGACTGTTAATACCTGGTACGTCTAATTTTGTAAAACGGTCATCTTCTGCCATAGATGTTCTTCGTATTGTCATAACAGGTGCCATAACTTTTCTACTTTTATCTCGTAAATAACCATGTCTTTGAATTTGGCTCCAGGTTTCACCATTCGAAAAGAATACAGGGACCGTAACCATTTCACCATTTTCCTCTACTTGCAGCGCCAAATTATTCTTTAGATGGTGTAAAATTGCATAATCAATGTCATATATACTGATTGTGGGCGTAACAAATTGATCATCATCCCTTCGAAGATCGTATGCTCTATTTCTTGGATCTGTGCTGTTTGACGTATATTTAATATCATTAGTAGCCATTGAAAATCCCCCCTTTATTTATATTTATACAGACCATCGAGCTGATGGTAGGTTTTCTTTTGCATATTTCGCCCAGGTCCTTTTTATCGTGTTTATTTCTTCAGAGGATAATCTATCACGATAATAATTCAAAGTTCTGTCAAATACAAAATCCAGAGGTTTTCGGAGGGTTTTTGCTGATTTATATAGACCGCGAACAAATGCTGGAATTTCTTTATTAGATAAAAAGTAATCAGATAAATTTTTATATTCCTCATATTGATTAAATGCTGATCCTCGCAGTCCTATATTCTGAGCTATGTGTTCCAATTCATGCATTATTGTTTCTTTAATATCTGGTATTAATTGATTTAGTGCCTGCGGTATTGTAGCAGGATCAATTACTAAATCCAATCTAATTGCAGTTTCATCATCATATACACTACCAACAATATCATTTGGATTTTTCCCGTATGTTATATTGATTTGGAATTCTATAAAAAGTGGAAATTCAATACCATCTTCATACTCAAACCCTCTTGGAAATCGTAAGTTCCACCGCGCTCGCTTTTTATTTTGTTTGATTAATTGTACAATTTTACGACTTGCATATGTCGTAAGCCCATCGTAACGACCTTCAAGCAATAGATTTTTTAATTTAGAGGAATTTCGGGGCATTGTGTTCATCAAAATTTGGTTTATCGTTGATTCCGGTGTCAACATCAATTATATTCAATGAATTTGTCCGTGTAAGATGCGCTTGAGCAACTATAGATATCCTATAACCGGTTCTAACCCAGCCATCAAATAACTGACCAATCATTGTATCAGGATTTCTGCCGGACCAATAATTCGTATCACCGACTTGATCGATTTCATAAAAACCACCATCATATTCAATAATATCACCCTCTTCCAAATACAAACCAGAATCAATCAAATCACTTTGTAGAAACCCAGCGGCAAATGTTCGCTCGTAATCCAACCCAAATTCTGA